TAGATGTAAACTTGTTGTTGACTCTATAATGCCACTCTACTATATGTCGTTATACAGGGTGCACTGCATGCTGTATCTAGCGAAGGACTTTGCCCTTGAGCGAAGTTTGTTATCCTAATCTCACCCTTACAATTGAACCTAACTTTGAGGTCGATGCTAATGGTGTGTGTTATATTGTTACCGAAGTCTTTGTTGGCGATGATGATGAGGGCGTCTCTGCCCGTACGCAGTTAGAAGACACTCTTGAAAGTCTGCTGGACTATTACGCTGATATCCACGGCTACAAGAATTTGTATTGCATTGCTCATGAATTGAGCCGGTTTGCTGAGATCCTACGGGAACGTGCATCACGGATTGAAGACAGCACTGAGGCTGTAGCTGATTTGTTTAATCTCTCTAGTGACTGATCAGTTATCGTTCATAGACAACAGCCCTATCGTGGAGAAGCCTCTCTTTGATGAGGCTAATTACAGTGTCTGCTCTAAATGTAATGCGAAATACAGTTTGCCTTACTCTCTGGGATATTGCCTTCCCTGTTTTTCGGCCATGAAGACTGAAAGAGAACGATTAAGGCGAAGTAATCCCCTCCCTGCGGATCACGTCTGCCCTATTTGCGATAAGTCTGCAGATGAGGTTGTCGGCTCTAGGGGATTTAGAGAAACCGTTCGCAATTCAAAGAAGAAGACCCCTTGGCACTTGGATCATGATCATTCGACCGGAAAGTTCCGTGGATATCTGTGTAATAATTGCAATGTTGGTTTGGGCATGCTGCAGGATTGTCCAGTAGTCCTGGATAAGGCTATTGCGTATTTAAATGCGCATAACGGGCATTCTTAAACAGCAAAACTCCCACCAGTTGGGTGATGCTACAATAGATGTAGTTAATCACTTAATTGGAGAGAGTTATGTTAAAGCAGTTATGGCAGTGTTTAGTTGATATGCAGAATAGAAGAGCGGCTTATTGGATGCTACAGCATATGAGCGACAGTCAGTTGAAAGATATTGGCGTTAGTCGAGGCGAGATTCAAAGCCGTGTTTATGGGCCTAGTGTATAACTACCGCTTGGAAACGACATCTTAAATAATATCACGTTTCGACTGAATAGTCAATGTAGTGCACCCCATCCTTATTGTAACATGTTGCTATAGAGTCACAGCATCCGGTTACAATAAGCTGGGCAATGCGCCACTTAATTAGTTATTGACGGTATGACGCTGTTGGTGCTACAATAGAATGTATTAGGAAGCCTATTGGCTAAACCAAACTTAATCCTCATTAGAGCCGCTATTCGTGCCAGGACCGGACAAGAGTTATCTCTTGAGCGGGTTCGGGATCTTCTTTTCGAGGAAGGTCTGATTTCTTTATCGCAAGCCAAAGACCCTGATTTAATCTTCCGGGGATATGGCGAGTATTTTGAAACGGATGAAGCCTATGCGTGGGTAGAGCCTCTGGATGAAATCATCACCAAGGATCGAAGTTATGAAAGTGATCAAAGCTAAATGCGGGGCGTCTAATCCTCCTGCTCAGAAGTCCACACCGAAAAAGGGGTCTTCCTGATGGCTGAAACTGAAAGGCCTAGTGGGGTCACTCAGCGGGTTTGGGATAGTATATCTGCAGCGGCTAAGAAGACCATCTTGAGCCAGCTAGCGAAGCAGCAACGGGTCAAGGACAAGGCCAAGTCTAACGCAAAGCCATCATATTCGCCGGGTAATGCCGGTAAGAAACGACCGGCTAAACCAAAGGGCATCCTGGTGTGATGTGGATTGGCGTAATGTTGTTCTGCACGGATGTGAGCAATGTGGATACATGCCAAGCTTTTGTGCGGAACCAATCATTATTCCAGACTGAGGAAGAGTGCCGAAAGGTAGTGCCGCAAGAGCTAGCGGATCTACTGCTTAAATTCGGTGGCACAGGTCATTCAAACTGTCTGCCGCTCCCCCAGACAGGATTAGCAGCATAAATTAATTGCTCTGGGGAGGGCTGATTGTGATTGACCCTATCACTGCATTTACAGCCGCCAGTGCAGCATTTACCGGATTGAAAAAAATCATCTCTGTTTCGAAGGACGTGGAGTCCATGACGAAGCAGATGGGCGATTGGTATAATGCTTGTAGCGATATCAATCGGGCTGAGAGCCAGAGAAAAAACCCTACGTTCTTAGAGAGGATGTCTGCAGGTTCGGATAATATCGATGCGGAAAGCATTCAGATATTAATGCACAAGAAAACCAATTTGGAGCGTGAGAAAGAGATAAAGTTCATGCTTGATATGAAATGGGGATTTGGAACCTATCAGGAACTTACGACTATGCGAAAGCAGATGCGGGATGAGCGCAGAGAGCAAGAGCATAACCGGATTGAAGCTAAACGGCAGATAGCCAACAACGCTGCGATTATGGGCCTTTCTACTTTGATACTGGGATTTGTTGGGGGCGGCATTTACTTAGTCTCGTTAGCGGTATGAATTCAGTTCTCCTGCCATTGGTGCTAGCTAGCTCCCTGCTTAACCCGGAATATGTGACCTGCAATCTATGGAAATATACGGAAACCTCTGATGGCAAGGTTTGCATCTATAGCGGGAAGAACGGCACGATAGCTTACCACTATGCGCAGAGTTCTTTCCGTGAATGCCCTCGCCAGTTTCAGTGCAAATACCTTCCCAATTCAAAAGCCAAGGTCAGCATTAAAGATATCTTGAAAGGTCTAAGCGATGGGTTCTGATATTTCACAAGCTGCGGCAATCTTTCGTGCGCCAGCATTCAGAGACATTCAGCCAGCCAGCATTAGCCCCGGCCATCGTGCGCAAAATGTTGCGCAAAGAGTTGTGCATCCTGCTACCCCACCAATGGCTTTAGAGATGATTTATGATCGATGGGGCCGCACGGTTCACAAATCCGTAGATGGTCAGATCGTCAGTGTGGTCGTGTAAGCATGCCTACTAAGTCAGAGAAGATAGCCGCTGGTAAGAAGCGTCATGGTTTTACCTCCGTTAATAAGCCCCGTCGAGGTGGCCCGAAGAAGTTTGAGGTCTTAGCGGTTGAGGGCGACAGCGTGAAGTATATCACGTTTGGCGATCCGAAAATGGAGATCCGCAAGGATAATCCTGCCGCCCGAAAGTCTTTCAGAGCAAGGCACAAGTGCGACACTGCAAAATCAAAACTAACCGCAAGATATTGGTCCTGCAAAAACTGGTAAACTGGAGAATAAAATGCCTGGTATGAAGAAAAAAGATGACAAGAAGATGGCTAAAGCCCCCGGCTATATGATGGGTGGAATGGCTAAGAAACCTGGCACGGCCAAGAAGAAAATGACCGGCGGTGGCATGGCTACCAAACGGGGCGGCTATAACAAGGGCGGCATGGCTGCAAAGAAGAAAAAGTAATGTCGTTAGTCAAGAATATGAATGCCCGTAAGAAGGCCGGTACTAGCCGCTCTAAGAAGAACAGCACGGTATCGGACAAGGCCTTCAAGGACATGAAAGCTGGTTGGCCTAAAAAGAAGAAGGCGAAAAAGTAATGGCAAAGCTAACCAAGGCGCAAGAAGCCCAAATGAAAGAACACAAGAAACGCCACACAGCAAAACACATCAAAGAGATGCGTACAGCAATGATGGCCGGTAAATCTTTCAAAGCGGCTCATACTCTCGCCAAAAAGAATGACAAGAAGTCATGAACGATCACCGCTTATCCCGCATGGAAAATAAGCTGGATAAGCTTTCCGAAGCTGTAGTTTCAATGGCCCGGATGGAGGAACGAATAATAACTGTGTTTAACCGTATGGATAACATGGATGAGTATTTTAAGAAGATGGATGAACGAATGGACCGGCTAGAGGTTACGAATGCAGAACGAGGTCAGACCATAGCGTTTGCTGAACGTCTGTTCTGGATCGTAGTCACAGCTTCTGCCGGTCTTTTATTCGTTTGGTTAGGATAAGCATGGACAAGAAACCTCTGACAGAAATGCAAGCTGCGTTTCTAGACAATCTAATGGGCGAGGCAAAAGGCAACATCCGCAAAGCTATGGATTTAGCCGGGTATGCTAAAAGCACTAAGACAAGTGAAGTTGTTGGACCCTTGCGTGAGGATATCACGGAACGGGCATCAATGATGTTGGCAATGAATACGCCCAAGGCTGCGTTTGGCATTATCGACGTATTGCAAGATCCATCCTCTTTGGGAGCCAGGAATGCTATTTCTGCAGCCCGTGAGGTTTTGGATCGAAGCGGCCTGATTAAAAAAGAACAGATCGAAGTAACAAGTAATGGCGGCGGGATGTTTGTGCTCCCCCCGAAAGCTCCTGATGAAAACTCCCTGGCTTAATAAGCCCCGGAATTCGATCACCGCAAAGCTTCCGTATGCGTATATGATCAATCCCGAAAACTCTATGGAAGCTATCCCTAATCCTGAGATGGTTCGTTGGGTTGAAGAAGCCTTAGATTATCTGGATCAAGGTCACAGCACCCGAAAGGTTGCTGAGTGGATCACGCTTAAAAGCGGTAAGAAGATCAGCCACCAAGGCATTCGGAATATTTGGACTTCGCTACGGCCCAAGTCAAAGCGCATCAAGAAGCTGAATAAGAATGTCCGGGCAAGTAGGCCCACGACCCACGAAGGTAAGAAGCTTGC